GTTATCGAAGATATTCCAGATATAAGTTTAGATTTAGATTTACAATTACAAGAAGCAGAACAACAAGACATAGCGTTTGCAAGATATAAACCGCCAAGTGGTTTTGTAGAAATACCATTTGTATTTCCTTCTTATACTGCTCTTGATTTTAATGTAGTAGCGGATGGATTACCTCAGTCAAATCCAGGAGCATATACTATTAGCAGAGGTTTAAAAGAATCGGGTATAGATTTACGATTCCGAGTAAAAATTACATATCGTGTAAATACTGATTTAAATGATCAATTTGCTGGTTTTACAATTATTAAAAATAGTCCCGAAGCTACAGAACCAAATCGAGAATTTATAAAATTTGAAGATCAACCTGCATTAGGTCAGTATGGCGTACGAACTACAAGATTAGATGTAGTTATTCTGAATTCGCAATTTGATATCGGAGATAAATTTTTAATAGGAGGACAATCAAGACCAATTAATGCAGATCATCGAATTTATGGAGATCAAAGTTATTGGTCAATAACTGATGCATCTAAAAATGTTGATGAATGGAATCGAGAGATTGAATAATGTTAAATCAATATAAAAATATCGAAAACATATTAGCAGCAAAAAAATCTTTGTCTGCTACTCGTATACAGCAAATAAAATTAGATAATGCAAATATTGAAACTCAAAATTCTGTGTTATTCGATTCTGATCTTATTAATAAATCTACAGTAGAATTTCACGTTTATTCTGGAGAAACATGGATTACCGGAAATCATCGTATTAATTCATTACAGGTAGTACCAGAATTTTATGATGATAGAAATAGACTAATTAATTTTCAATCACAGCCATTTGTATTAGACATATATAATCAAGTTGAAAATTTAAAATTAAATGGCGGAACATATCGAATAGCTGTCAACTTTTTTGAAAATTTAATTGGTAATTATGAATACCCTTATTTAAGGATTGATGAAATATCTCCTGATCGAACTGAATTACGTTTAAAATTAACGAAGCGCGATGCTATTAGTTTACAACAAATTAATAACTATATTCAAACAGTACGGCAGACTGCGGAAACGGGAAGATATTATGATTACTTGTTAAACTTTAGCAGAAATCAATGTGTATTATTTGTTAATAGCGTTATTATTGATGATTTTTTATATGTTAAATTGCACGAACCGTTAACGGAAGATATACAGCAAGATTTTAAATGTTGGGTAGTTAAACAGTTAAAACCAACATATATTGACAATATCAATATCGAACCAATAATTGAAGAAATTGCAGCAAATGTTTTAAGCGGACCAAATTGGCAAGCAAATTATTCTTACGATACATCTACAGAAACAGGATTGCAAAATTGGAATGATTTATTAGGTTCATCAACTTCTACATCTCAACAACTAGTAGACAAATTCTTTTCTGGTAGTTTGTCTGGAATGAAGTTGAATATTGATTATTCTGATTTCAATAACTTTATATTTTATAGTTCAGCAACTGAGCGTTTAGATAATTTTAGATATAAATTACAGTTAATTGAATATTATACATCACAGAGTGTTGCATTAAATAGTATTTCTGGAAGTGTTGCTACAACTAATGCACAAGATTATGAAACACTTAAAACCAATTTAATTGGAGGATTTGATAACTTTGAACATTTTTTATACTATGAATCTTCTTCTAAATTAACTACATATGATATACCGGTAGTAAACGCAAATGTTCCAGAAGTAACAGGAAGTTATATACAGCCGGTGCCTAAAACGAATTCTACAGTGCCGTATGCATTATATTCAATTTCTTCAAGTCAATTTGAATCTTGGTTTAATGGAGTATATGAATCGGCTTCATTATATGATCATATAAATAATAATTCATTAGTTAGAAGTATACCAGAACATATACGTTTACAATCCGATAATGTTCCTTTAACTACATTTGTTAACATGTTAGGTCATCATTATGATATACTTTACACGTATATTAATCATATGACTAAAATAAATAAACGTGAAGAAAATCCTAAATTAGGAATGCCTGATGAATTATTATATTCTGTTGCTAAACAATTTGGATGGAATTTAACAAATGGTAATCAAGGACAAAAATTATGGGAATATGCATTAGGCGTATCAGAAGATGGTATTCCGATAACTGGTTCTAATACAATAGGAGAACCGTCAGTATCAGGAGAAAAATCTACATATACTATATGGAGAAGAATTATAAATAACTTACCGTTGCTGTTAAAATCTAAAGGAACTAAACGTAGTATTCAAGCATTACTTTCTTGTTATGGTATTCCGCAATCGATGATTAGTATTAATGAATATGGAGGACCTAGGCTCGAACGAGCTCCAGTATATGAAAAGTTAAATTTTGATTATGCTTTAGATTTAATTAATAATTCAGCAGGTACGGTTACTGTAAATTACGATCAGCCTATAGAAGCAGTTGAACTTCGTTTTCGTACAGATGACGTTGTTGCAAATCCATTACTTCCTAACACAATGAATTTATTTACTATAGGAAGTAACACAGTAACATTAGATTATACATCTGGTACTGTTGGTTCGATACAAATTAATGGAACTAGTAGTGCTGATATTGAAATGTTCGATGGAGGTTATTTAACTGCTGTTTTAAGAAAAAATGGAACTAATTTAGACGTAGTTGCTAAAAAAGCAAAATATGGTAAAATTGTTGGAGCAGTGTCTGCATCTACAACTGCATCTTTTGCTAGCTCAGGAACATTGACATTAGGAGGTGTTACAGGAGGTAGTCGTTTAGAAGGGCAACTTCAAGAATTAAGATTATGGACTAGCAGTCTGCAAGATTCAGCATTCAACAATCACGTGAAAGCACCAGCTGCATATGATGGTAATACATCAGCATATGATGAACTAGTATTTAGATTGCCATTAACACAAAAAATAGATCACGCAGCAACATCTAGTTTATTAGGTGTTGAACCAAATCCTTCTGGCATATCAGCATCATTTGCAAGTTGGACCAATGATACTCCATACGATTCTATAGAAGAAACATATTACTATGACGGTATATCATTAGGGGCAGGAACTTTTGATGATAATAAAATACGTTTAGAAAATAACGAATTAGTAACAGAATTAAATGTTCGAACAAGAGCTGAAAAATCACAGTTTGATAAAGCTCCGTTAGATAGTGCAAAATTAGGAGTATACTTTTCTCCACAAACTATGATTGATGAAGATATTATTGCTCAATTAGGTTTTACTGCATTAGATGATTATATTGGAGATCCTGGTGATGTTAATGCAAAAGCATATCCAGATTTAATACAACGAGCTAGAGATTATTGGAAAAAATATTCACAATCAAATGATATAAATGCATATATCCGTATATTTACATTGTTTGATTTATCTTTCTTTAAACAATTAGAACAACTTTTACCAGCACGTGCTAACACGTTAACAGGACTATTAGTACAACCAAATGTATTAGAAAGAAGTAAAGATTCGTTATTACCTACGATTGAAAGATTTAATGATGGATATGATACTACATTAACGGATGTTGCCCCTACTAGTTCTGCAGATTATTTAAATTATCAAGGTTCTATAGAAGGTAAAATTTTAGAAATTGAAGGATTAGATGATGATCAATGGCAAGGATATTTAACTTCATCGCAAGAAGAAAAATATGATGGAACTACGTATTCGTATCAATATTTATTGTTTTCTGGAAGTACACCTATTACTGCGTCGACTCCTTATTGGAGAAGTGAAGCTCTTTGTCCGACTATAATATCTGCAAGTTTGTCTGAGTTTCGACAAGTGACAGAAATATTACCTAATACATCTGCTAGTTTAACATTTGCACAATTTCAAGACTATTTACCAGCTGGAATTGATAATCAAAGATATAGCGGTGCTAAAATGACAAGTGCCAATTTTAATGTTAGTACTACACAAACAGCAGATGGCGGACCTGTTGTTGAAATTTTACGTGCAAATCCAAATCAATTAACATATACAAATAATCCAGGTCAAGGAGGTAGTTTTATATTAACATAAAATCTATTTGAATGATATTTATTTAAAATAAAGGTAAAATAATATGGGATATTTAGATAATTCAAGTGTAACAGTAGACGCAATTTTAACATTGAAAGGTCGCGAATTATTAGCTCAGGGGGCTGATGCATTTAATATTACTCAATTTGCTGTAGGCGATGATGAAGTAGATTATACGCTTTGGAATCCAGACCATCCACTTGGTACTAATTATTATGGAACAATCATTGAAAATATGCCAATTACGGAAGCTATTCCAGATGAGACTCAAGCATTAAAATATAAACTAGTAACATTACCAAAAACTACAACTAATATACCGGTAGTTACTGTTGGTAATACTGCTATAACATTAACAGGTCCTGGTACAAGTGCTGTAATTTCTCCGAATACTGCAAATCTACAAGGTGGTAATGCTAATTTAGGTTATACAGCAATATTAGCAGATGATTCCATAGCTTCTATAGAAGCAACTCGACCATTACAGAATTCTGCATTGCCGACTGTTCCGAGACCAATTGGAGATGATTCCAATGCAGACGCTCGTAGTACTGCTGTGTCTGGATTTGAATTTAAAGTTACTGCGAAAAATTTAGTAGTAAAAGGTCAAACTACGACAGTGACAATTATAGGAAATGAAACAGGAGGAAGTGTAACTATTAATTTAACTGTACGAAAAGCGACTATTGCTACGATTGGCGCACGATAAAGAAGTAAATATGAAAACTATTAAACAACTTAAAACACAACAACGTTTAGGAGGTACTCCTGATAGACCAGTACAGCCAATATCACAACCAGTAAGAGGAGATGCTGTTGAACAAGCTAGTATTAATGAACAAGTTCAAAGATTGGCTCAACAATTAGCCCAAGACATTATTGCAGAACAAGCTTTCAATGCAAATTCAGCAAATAACGGAAAAATTTATAGTAAATTTGATATGTTTAATGATGTTGTTAAAGAACAAAAAGAAACAGTGACGGCTGGACTTTGGTCTGATAACCTTGCTAGTTTAACTACATTTTTTACTGCGTCTGATCAAACCATATCACAACGACGTTATTATGTTGATACTTATCAAAAAACACCAGCAGCAACAGGCTCAGCAGTTCAATTTTCTTTGGCATTCGGTCATGCATTAGGTAGTGGGTCCGATTCACAAGGTCAATTAAATGACTCTCCGTCTAAAGCAGTTTATTCACAATATCGACAACTATTATTGAATCCCGATGATACTAGATTTACAACGGCGGGTTCTGGTAGCACTGATTATATTTATGTTGTTAACTTTAAACGTAACAGATTAAAAGAAAGATTAGATGCTGGTAATTTTGAATTACCTTTGCGATATATGTCTGCTTCACTTGATGTTAATGCAACTGGTAGTAATGTTGATGTTAGTAGTAGTGTTGTATTCACATTAATTGATGATTCAACATTGGCAGATGCAACAATTGGAGATTCGGGAAAACGATATAATATTGTTTCTGGTTCAATAAATGATGGTGTTTATAATTCAACAGCACCGGTTTATTATGGTTTAGCTTATCCCGATTATGGAACATTGATATTAGACGGTAAAATGTTAGATCAACAACTTAATTTCCAAACTACAACCGGTTCGAGTGTAGAAGGTAATAATCATTTCCGATTGTTCCATTCTATATCTGGTTCATCGTTATTAACAAATCCAGCAACAAGTGACCCATATGGTTTCTTGGCAAGAAATAGTGAACAAATAACTAGCACACATTATTTTGTTAGAATTAAAAATGGTGAATATAATTTTTCAAATAATCCATCATATGTTACAGGTAGTGACGGATTGATACAACAATCTACATTTATTAAAGACCCTAAAACATATATTACTACAGTTGGATTATATAATGACTCGCAAGAATTATTAGCAGTAGCTAAACTTTCAAAGCCATTGTTAAAATCATTCCAACGTGAAGCATTGATTAGAGTAAAATTAGATTTCTAATATTTTGATACGTAATTTAGCCTCGTTATATTTATAATAAATGTAGCGAGGTTTTTACTATTATGTCTGAAGCTAGAATAAATGACACTACGATTTATGAAGGATTATATCCGTCAGTATTTAAAAAAGTAGATACTACTGATATTCAAATCAATCCATTTCAAGCTAATAAAACTTTTACGGTTTTAAGTGGTAGTGCTACAAGTAGTGTTCTTCCATTACAAGCAGTTTATATAGATACTAATTATTTACCTGCATTAGGATCTAATTTAATATATAATGATGCTGCAAATATTGATGGTAGTTTGCAGAGCGTTACTTATTTTTCAATAAATCATTTGTTTTATAAAAATAAGAATCAACCTTATAATAACTTTGGACAAACCGATTTAAATTTTATTAAGAAACATTTATATGAAACTGCAAGTGTATTTTCTTTTCCACAAAACAAAGTAGGAGAAGGAATAAAACCAGGATCATTTACTTTGAATGTTGCTGATACTGCTTCATTTACTTCTGATGAATATGGAAATATAAATGACACAACATTTGATACCGGATCTATAATTTCTGATGTGCAATGGTATGAAGGGTTTAATGAATATTTTGATACAAGCCGAATTGATTATGAATCTAATAATGTAACTTATGTTGATGGTGTAAATGCTTCTAACGGAGATCAATTACCAATTGGATTATCAGCAAACTTTACCGGTAGTTCTTATATTAAATCTGCATTACCAGGTGCTTATAATCGAGACGAAAATTATGCAATATCATTTTATGTTTCAGGAGCTAATGCATCAACAAGCAATCAATTAATTATAACGAAGGCATCTTCTAGCAGATCTCCACAATATCCTTTTAGGGTAGAATTAAGTGGTAGCAATCAAATAGTATTTTCTGTAGCAGGAACTAATGAATATTCAATGCAAGTAACTTCATCAATTGTTGCCGATCAATGGCGTCATGTTGTTTGTGAAAAATCAGGTAGCACTTTGAATATGTATGTTGATGGAACAATACATGCTTCACAAAGTAATCCTGGATTGTTAACTGCAGATTGTTCTCCTGTTAGTGCATCAGATGCGAGAATTGATAATTCAGATGATTTATATATAGGTGGTTTTGGTTCTAGTTCATTGAACTTGTCAGGTAAATTAGATGAAATACGAATATATAATAAATCATTAACAAGCACAGAAGTTGGATATTTAGCAGATAGAACAGAAGGTGGAACATTTATTCAAACTGGTGTTGTAGGCAATGTATTTGAAAAACAAGGTATTGCAGTTGTTTCTACTACTGATTATCGTTATCACGGAATAACAGACTTTGCATATACGGCTTCTTATAAAAGTACCGTAACTATACATGAATTAGGAGTTACTACCAGAATTGATCAAGGCGATTTTAATATGTCTACTAATGTTTCATTGACAAAAGACGACAATGAAACTTATCGTTGTTTTGTAGCGTCAAGCAGTTTTGCACCATATATAACAACGATTGGATTATATGATGATGCTGGTCGAATGTTAGCAATAGGCAAATTAGCACAACCGATTAGAAAGCGTAATGATGTCGACATAAATTTTTTAGTTAAAATAGATTTAGATAAAAAGTTAATAAAATGATACGACTTAAAAAATTATTATCAGAAATGAAACAAGAAGATATAAGTAGACTTCTTGACAAAATAAAAAACAATGAATTTCGTTTTTTTGATCAAGGTGATAATGGTCGTGTTTATGAAATTGATGGTGAAGATAAACTTTTTAAAATAACTAAAGAATCTGATGAATTTGATGTCGCAAGTGTTATTGTAGGAAGATATACCGAGTTTAGCACGTTTATTCCAGTATATTATGTCAATGAAAAAAAGCTAATGTATATTATGTCTAAAGCAAGTCGTTTAAATAGTAGCGATGTTCGTAATATTGATCAGTTTATAGAATCATATAAACAGTATGCCCGAGAACAAGGAGGTGAAGTTTCTATATTTGATTATTTAGATGCTGATGGTGGTAGAGAACAAGATCAAGAATTAGTTACATTTTTAAGAGCTTTACAGCAAGATATAAATAAAACAGGTATTTCAGATTTAAACTTAGATTTAGATTTTAAAACAGACAATGTTATGCGTTGGCAAGGACGTTTAGTTTTAATTGATTGGTAAAATGTAAAAAAGGATATTTATATAAAATGGATAAATTTACAAAAATAGTATTAGAACAGATAAAGAAGAAAGGCGATTATGGAACCCGTAGGGCAGATAATGATTTAGCTGCTAAATTTTCTCAAAATTTTACTCCTCAAGAACGAATTATATCTTTTTACTTTGTCGATCATCATGGCAGAGGTAAAAAATATCCTCCTATGACAGTAGATCGTTTAGTAAATACTTATATTGGTAAATTAGGAAGTTTAAGACAATATCAAAATAAAGATTACATTTTTATTTTAGATACAGACAGTCAAAAAACAGGAAAAAAAGAATCGCTATGGGATGTATTTGTTATTCGTAAAAATGCTGCATTTCCTAATGTAGATAATAAGCGTATAGATTCTGTAGTATCCGGATATGCAGGTCAAGCTCCAATATTGAGTTTAAAAGCATTTCAAAAATTAAAAACAACTATAGCATCTGAAATAGCTGCAGCTGAAAAAGCTAGAATTGAAAAAGAAAAAGAAGAAGCTGCTGAAAAAGCTGAAAAAGAAAAACTAGAAGCTCAGCAGAATATAACTAAGAAAGCATTATCTGGAAATATAGACGTTAATAATTTAGGCAGTGGTACGACCGATGCTAAAGCTTTTCAAGAGTTATTATATTTAATTGGGAAATCGCTTGCTTCTGATACAACAGAATTTAAAAATTTTGCTAAATATCGAAATGAACGAAATGGTCAACCTGGTTGGAAGGGTAATATTGGAGAACAATCTTTAGAATTATTAAATAGATTAAATCTTAAAAAAACCTGGGAAAAAGGAAATGCAGGAAAAACTTCAGTTATTAAAGAATTACATGATGCTTTACCAAATACAAATGAATCAATTAATTATTTTAAAGGAATAAACATGAATATAAAATTAAAAGATTTAATTAACGAGCAACTCAGAGTTAAATCAGATGATGAAATGAAGGTACCCGTGATACCAACTAAACCAACTAAACCAACTAAACCAACTAAACCAACTAAACCAACTAACCCGGATACGAATTCAGATGATAATAACAAAACGGGTGATGGTACTACTACTGATGCATGTGCTGAAATTAACAAATATACAAATCAATATTACACTTCTACAACTGTAGCAGAAGGTTCTATAAATGGACCAAGAGCAGTTGTATATGATATTTGGAAACTTTATACAAATGCAGCCAGTGAGATTAAAAGCAATTTTGAAAATACAAGCTTTTGGAGTAATTATAAAAGTGGATGGGGAGATGATGAAACATCCGCAGTTAACTGGTATTGGGGTGGTTATTATGCTAAATCTGGTGGTAAATTTTATGATTATGTTTATAAACCATATATACAAAAAGCTTTAGATCTTACTAGAAAGTATGCTGATGCTGTGAGAGAATGTGGAGATGAATATGATAAACAATTTATAAATTTATTCGGAACTAGTTCTAACCCTTTTGGAAAAAATTGGGATATCTTAAGATCAGCTTGGATAAGTGGTAGAAGAAAAACATATGGTGATACTGGTAGTGACACGTTTTATATTAAATTAGAACATCCACGTGGAGTATCATCATATGAAATTGATACCGATTTTTAATATTAAAAAGTTATATGAAAAAAAATCATTGGCACACTGCTGGTAGTAAACAACGCCAAGCAGCTTACAAATACGGTTATAAATCAGGTTTAGAATTAACTGTAGCAGAACAAATCAAATCAAACGATTATGAAGTAAATTATGAAACTGAAACACTTCAATACACAGTCCCTGAAACAAAACACAAATATACACCAGACTTTGTGTTTACAAAACGAGATGGAACTTTGATGTACATAGAAACTAAAGGACGTTGGACTGCAACAGATCGTAAAAAAATGAAACATGTATTACAATCAAATCCTAGTATAGATTTAAGATTAGTGTTTCAGAATCCAAATCAAAAAATATCAAAAGCTAGCAAAACTACATATGAAATGTTCGCAAACAAGTTGGGTATTAGCAAAGTAGCAAAAAAAGAAATACCAACAGAATGGATGTCGGAATGTTTGAAACCAGGCGAAAACCCGCAAGATCCAAAACGTTTTTTTGTATAAGGTTTGATTTGTGAAAAAAAATTAATATATTCATTAAAATGATGTTAATTATTTAAAATGA